CTCTGTATCAATGAGTTTGTAGAAGAGGCAAGAAATACATATTCCGAGAATTATCCATCTACTACTATTTTACCTGGTGATATTAAGGAGTTGACAGGTAAAGACTTTCTTGAAGCCACTGGTCTCAAACAAGGAGAACTTGATATCCTCGATGGTTCTCCACCATGTTCTGCATTCTCTGTTGCAGGTTCTATGTGTCATAACATCTATGAAGAAGAGAGGGTAGACTTGTTTGGAAACACCTACACTACTAGAGTTAGTGGTAAACATTCTGATGGTTGGGGAAAGACAAAAACTTACTCTGACGGTAAACAAGTTGAAAATATTGAAGATTTGTTTTTTGAATATATCCGTATAGCAAAAGACATTCAACCAAAAGTAATTGTTGCAGAGAATGTCAAAGGATTGACTGTTGGTGAAGCTAAAACATACTATGCGAAGATTACAAATGCATTTACAGAAATTGGATATCTAGTCACTTCTAAAGTGATGAAAGCATCAAATCATGGTGTGGGACAAGGACGGGAGAGACTTATCTTTATCGGAGTTCGTGAAGATATTGCAGATAAGATCGGAATGTTGATTACTGGAGTCAATAGTATATTTCCCAGACCTTCAAATGAATCAACTACAATTTCTGATATCATTGATGGTGTTGAGAATAATTCTGAAGATGTTAAAACTCTTACTGAAAAGTTGGTGAGTAGTAACATATACAAAAATGTTATTAGTAAGATGCCCAAGAATCCAGATAAAGTTTTGACTGGTATGGACTATCACCCTAAAGGACATTGTTTTAATACAAAGAGAGTCTCTTTAAAAAAACCATCTCCAACTCTTACTGCCAGTGGTGGTTTGATTCATTGGAACGAAGATCGTCCATTGACTGTTCCAGAACTCAAACGTATCCAATCACTTCCTGATGACTTTGTTTTGACTGGTACATATTCTCAACAATCTGAAAGAGTTGGTAGAATGGTTCCACCACTCATGATGAAAGTAATTGCAGAAAACATTTACAAAGAAGTGCTTTCTAAACTATAGAAACTCTTAAATATAAATAATGGTAATAGAAAGTTGTTAGAACTAAAACCATGTCGGATATGAGTAATCTGTACAGAGCTTATTCAGCTGTACACAGTTCTGAAGTTAGTGATCAGTTGAGTGAGTCTAGAGATCTCATTTCTGATATGCAGTTCAACCAACTGAACTCCTCTGATCTTCAGGAAGTTGCTGAAGAGATTCTGGAAGAGATGTTTGAACTTAGTCTTGATATCGAACAATCTTCTGATATCATTGCTGATATTTTGAGTGAGGCCCTAAAGAGTAGTCAGTCTGATCTTAAGTCACAAAAGATTGACTATATTGGAGAAGCATTTGATGCTGCTCTTGAGAACGGTCATACTGTAGAAAGATTCCTTGGTTATAGAAGAGCAAAGAAAATTCAAGAGAACTTCCACAATACTTCCAACGAAGATCGTAGTAGTAAGAGACTTCACGAAGCCCTGATTGCTCAAGAGAGAAAGGCTATCAAGGAAGGTATTCTTTCCCTGATTGAGAAGAAGACAAAAGATTCTTCTTACCTTGAGACCAACATGAAGAAGAGAGCAGAGAATAACGAGAAGGCCCGTAAGGATATGGAGAAGATGGGTTCAATGAAGAACCCTCAACTTGAAGAGTTCTCTCAAATCAGACAGGATTGGAGTGGTGCTTATTCATCCATCTATGAGAAGAAGATGGATGCCGTAGGTAAGGAAGATGGTGACATCGATAACGATGGTGATGAGGATGAGTCTGATAAGTATCTTGCTAATCGTCGTAAGGCCATTGGTAAGTCTATGGGTAAGAAAGGTAAGTGTGAGAAGTGTGGTAAAGATCCCTGTGAGTGTGATAAGAAAGAAGTAGAAGAAGGTTACAAGGAACTTCCTAAGAACAAAATGTTCCGTAAGGCAGGTAACCTAGGACGTGATGTTGTAAGTCCTTCTGTTACTGATGATCAACGTCAGAAAGCATATGATCGTTCTAAGAAAATCGTTAAGACTCTCAACAAAGCAAACGAGGAAGTCCAACATAAGGAAGTAAAATTCTCTGAGGCTGAACTGGAAGCCATTCATGCAAAGGTTGATGGATGGGATGTTGAAAATGAAATTACTGAATTTGTTGCTGCACCAGCAGGGTCACCTATTGACAGACATAGTAGAGGCATATCAAAATATGATAATAGAAGTGAAAGACAAATAAAAATGGACAACTTTGCTTCTAAAAGAACAAAGATGTTAAATCAACCTAAGACACCCTGAAAATGAAGAAACAGATGAGAGCTGTTGGTTTAAGTGTTTGATATCTCGGAGTCCCGATGAAAGACGTATTTAAATATCTAAAGGACTCTAGGAAACTTCTGGAGTCCACAACCTCTGAGATGGCGGCTGAACTTGGTTACGAATATCGTTCTAGAGGTGTTTGGGGTGACCCAAGGACTGGTAAGAGATATAGGACTGATGGTACTCGTTTCGTAGAAATAGAAGAACCTAAAAAACAAGAAAGAGATCCTAAGGAACAAGAACCCAAGACACTTTCTCAATTCAAGAAAGATGTTCCTCAACAGGTACAACCTGAAGAGGAAGTTCCTTCTATTGCAAATCAGATGGATAGAGTTGTTCCTGGTGGACCAACAGAAACTGCAATAAGTTCGGGTGATCAGAAGACTGTTGAAAAACAACTCTCCCGTGGTAGAGAGAATGTTCAAAGTCCTGAAAGAAAGAAGCAAGTTGCCCAACAGGCATCTGATATTATTGCACAGTTACAGGCAGAAAAAGAGGCCGAAGAGAAGGCTGAACTGGAGGCAGAATTAGAAAACCAAGAACCAGTAGAACCAGAGAAGGATGTAGAAGATTTCAGGACTATTGATGATGTGGTCACACAAGACAGAGAAGAAACTGGTGATGAAGAAGAAGATTACTATGACAGTATAGAAAGAATCACTGGTGAAGCTAGAGGGAAATTGGGTGAGATGACTGCCCGACAGAATGCAAATGCTGATAAGAAATTTGGTACATTGAGAGAAGTATTAGGTAAAATTGAAGACCCAGATAAACAGAAAGCTTTCACCAATGCATTGACACGTGCATTTAGTTATACGGGTAGGGTCAATTCTGGTGCTGGTAAGAATGCATTGGGTAAAGTTGACTATGAACTTTTGGAAGCCAATAGAAAAAGATTGAAGGATGGTTATGGTGACGGAAGTCCTGAAGTCATCAAAGAGTTTGTGGAATCTAGCAGACCAATTGAAGTAAGTGATGAAGAGGTAGAGACATTTTTTGATTCCCTACCCACCAAACTACAGAAAAATTTCATGGGTGCTGGTAAGATCTCTGATAGTTATGCAGATCACTCTCTTGGAATTGATAAAGATGGTAATCAAATGAGAGGTAAGTTGAGTGGTAAGACAAATGGTGTTGCCAATGGTAGACTTCGTGGTTTGATGGTTGCCAAACTATACTTACAACAGGGTGGTAAAGATGCATATAGTGGTGCCGATCTAGATTTGAATGCAACCGACCTGGAACATGTGAGAGGTTTTAATAATAAAGATGATGGTCCTCCTACAGATGAGATGAAACGTGAGAGAGAGAATGTAGATAACTTTGTTCTAACCGCATCCAATCTCAACCAAACCAAGGTTGATAAGAATATGGATGAGTGGTATGACACTGAAGTTGAGAGATTGAAGGATTTTACTGATGAAGACTATGAAGAGAGAGACACATTGACCGAACAGGCCAATACTGTTAATGACAAAGGAAAACTTGTCAATGATTTATTCTTTGAGGGGGAGAATCTTTCAGATAATGCTACTGCCAAATTGTTTGATATGTACTCCAACAATGATAGACAACTGTCAAAGACTATCAATAGTAATATCAATAAGTTCGCCAAGACTAAGGGTGTAAAACTACCCAATGTCAAGAGTAGAATGGGATATGAGATGATCAAGAAACTCAATCTTGGTGGTTATATGAAGAAAAAGTCTGGTAGAGGTAACCAGGGTAAACTGGATGACAAGATTTACAGTGCATTTGTGTCCACATTGATGGATGCAGATAAGGATGAAAGAGAAAAACTCTCTCAAGTATGGAAAGATGCAAGGGAAATGGGTAGTCAAGCGGCCTTTGATGAACAGAATGACGGGGCTGCAAAGAAAACTTTGATCAAATATGTGAAGGAAAATGGTGGTTTTGCGGACCGGTTCTTAGAAGATAAAGAATTCAAAAGAATTCTATCTGAGGCTGTCAGAAACGGTAGATTGATGATAGAATCATTGAGGAGATCTCTGAAGGATGTAATGATCTGATGATAAATACTTCTATGGAATCTGATAAAAGATGAAAAGTTTCTTTAGATTTATTACAGAAGCAAGAAGTACACCTGTATCTGAGAAGGCCAAGAAACTTGGTTTAGTCAGTGATGGTAGTGGTGGATGGAAAGATAGAGCAGGTAAGACTGTTGCGAGAACAGTTGGTGGTGAACTTAAGTTTACTGATAGAGGAACATCA